GGGCCGGGAAGCCTGGGCTAGTTGTTATCCTGGGCAATACGAAGGGAACCTTGCAGCGGAATATCATAGCCCCGCTTCAAGAATTGTACGGGGCGCGGGCCGTGTCGGACATAAGGGCAGACAATACCGCAAGCATATTCGGGGAAACAGCCTTTTGCCTGGGCGCTGACAATACCCGGCATATTGACAGGATCAGGGGCGCTTCGATCAAGTACGCATACGGGGACGAAGTGGGAACCTTTAACCAGGGTGTCTTCGATATGCTGAAAAGCCGCCTTGATAAGCCTTACAGCCGTTTTGACGGCACTTGCAACCCGGACAACCCCGCGCATTGGCTGAAGCGGTTTCTGGATTCTGATGCGGATATATACCAGCAGCGCTATACCCTGGACGATAACCCGACCTTGCCCCCTGCCTTTGTGGATGCCTTGAAGAAAGAATATGCGGGAACTGTTTATTATGACCGCTATGTGCTTGGCTTGTGGGTAGCCGCGGAAGGCGCTATATATCTGCCTTTTGTGAACGATCAGCAGCAGCATATCATAGACAAAGCCCCGCCTATTGCTTCGGCCTATATAGGTATTGACTTCGGCGGGAATGGATCAGCACACGCCTTTGTGTGCATGGGCTTTTCATACCGCTTCCGGCATATGGTGCTTCTTGATGAATGGTATCACAAAGGGGAAATAACCCCGCAGCAGCTAGAAGCGGCGTATATAGCCTTTGCGATGAAGAACGCGGCCCGCTATCCTGTCATAGAAGCCAGGGCAGACAACGCAGAAACAACACTTATCCGGGGCTTGCAGGAAGCCGCATACAAGGCGCAGACGATCCCCGTCTATAAGTGCTTGAAACGGCCTATCAATGACAGGATCAACACAGAAATAAGGCTTTTTGCTTCCAGGCGCTTCAAAATCATGCGGCATTGTGTCCACGCTATCGGCGCCTATTCTGCGGCAGTATGGGACGAAAAGCAGCCAGGGCAGGACGTGCGCCTGGACAATGGCAGCTATGAACTAGACGTATTGGACGCGGCAGAATATGCTTTTGAAAGTGAAATAGGCGCGTTAATTGATAATGACGTATGGGGGGAAGCAGAATGAAGCCGCTAGAAGGCCGTATAACGGCCCTGGAACGGGCGCACAAGAGGCCCTTGCCATTGTATGCCCTGACCTTTACAGACGGCACAGAAGCCCGCCTGGACGCGCTGGGGGTGCATTTATATCTGGCCCGCATGAAAGCCGGAATAGAAAAGCCCATAGCCGCAGCCGTGAAGATCAGCGGGGCGCTTCCGGCAGCCGGCACGGCCTGGGCAGACCTTCAAAACGAAATTAGCAACATAACTTGAATTAGAAAGGGGGTGCAAAACGTGGTCAAAGTGAGTATCAACCGCGCCGCCGTGGAGGCCAAAGTCAAAAGCGCATGGGAAAATGGACTTGGTAAACTGTCAGAAGAAATCCTTAATGATTGCAACCAGTATTGCAAAGAGGATCAAACAACCCTGATTGATTCATCCCTGATTCATTCGGTTCCTAAAGAGGGAAAACTTGTATGGAAAACGCCATATGCAAAGCGGCAATATTGGGAAATCCAAACTGCCCACAAGGACCAGAACCCACAAGCAAGCTGGCGATGGTGTGAGGTAGCAAAAGCGAAACATTCAAAGAAGTGGGCGCGTCAAGCAGAAAAGTACTTGAAAGAAAACTTGAAATGAAGGTGAAGCAATGCAAGCTTTAGAAAACTATGAACGGGAAATCAAGAAGGCATTTCAGAAGATGGAAGCCGACATGGAACAGCACAAGGGCGTTTTCAAGCGTCTGGAAGAAGACCTGAAGACGGTGAAGGTCTTTGAAGCCCCGGACTATACAGAAGCCCTTCAGATGATGCGAGAGCAGGACAGCGACCTTTATGCAGCTATCCGGCAAGCATATATCCGTGAGCAGTTTGAAAACAACCCGGACAGACATTGCCAGGGCATTATGGCAGCCGTGAACGCAATTTATAACCTGGGCTATGCAAACGGATTCAACCAGGGCGCAGAAGACGCACAGAAAGGATAATGAAAAATGAGTAAGTATGTTGACGATATGCGGCGGGCGCTTCAGACCTACCGGGACATGAAAAACAAGGCAGATGGAGTCTATGCTTCTATCAAGGACGCATACGGCGAAGAAGCCATGAACAGGGAAAAGGAACGCTGGGAAAGCCGCCTGTCAAGCGCTAGGAAGACGGCAGAAGCGGCGATCCGGGAAGCATACAGTGAAGGACATTATCTAGCCGAACAATGGGGAAGGCCGAACGGAAGCGACCTGACAGACGATATAAAGCTGTTTGACGCGGGCCTTGTTACCCCTGCTGTCTTCGATCAGCTGAAAGCCCGCTATCGTGACAACGCGACCATGAGCGCAGCGCTGAAAGCGCAGGGCGAAAAGCTGAACGCGGCAGCGGCGAAGGAAGCCAGAGACAACGGGGACTTTTTGGGGGGTATGAATGTGCCCTACAATACCCGCGATATTGAAACGGCAGAAGACAAAATGAAATACTGGGACGGCTTGAAAAAGCAAGCTATGGACATGCTGGACGCGATAGACGGCACGGGCGCATATTCTGACCCCTGGACGCAAGCAGTAGGGCGGGCGCTGGGCGCAGAAGTGATTGACAAATTCGGGGAATAACTAGCTGGCCTGGGCGCAAGCCTGGGCCTTATATTTTTTTGCACTTCTTATGCCAAATATGCTTGACTTGTCTCTTGTTCTTTGATAGAATAAGATGAAGATAAAGAAAGGGGGCGGCATCATGAGCGAATTAGCCATTATGCCACGCAGTCCAGCGACAACCGATATTTTTTCAAGTTTTGTTGAGTTTTGCAGCGTCAAAGACAGCACCTTGAAGGGATATGTTGTCTGTCTGAAGGCGTTTGCGCGTTGGGCAAAGGGACAGGGCATAGAGCAGCCTACAAGGGCAGATATCCGCGAATATGTGCGCTTCCTGGACAACAGCGACCTTAAACCGGGAACCAGAGCGCAATATCTGCGGGCTGTCAAGCATCTGTACACCTGGGCCACAGCTGAAGGCCTTTGCGCTGTCAATGTGGCGCAGGGCATTAAAGGGATCTGGAAGACAGACAGACAGCACCACAAAAAGGACGCGCTGGGCCGCGAAGATGTGCAATCCATAGCAGAAACCATAGACCGGGAAACAGAGCAGGGAAAACGGCTGTATGCTATGTTTCTTCTAGGCATCGTGGATGGCTTGCGAACCATCGAAATCAGCAGGGCAAACATTGAAGACATTAAGACCATCGGCGGAAAGGCTTATCTGTACACCTGGGGCAAGGGCCACAGCGAACCCGATACGCCTGTATTATTGCCGCAAGAAGTGCAAGAAGCACTTCAAGCATACTTGGCAAGCCGGACAGACAGCCCCACAGGGAAAAGCCCACTCTTTGTGTCCACCAGCAACCGCAGCAAGGGCAAGCGCATATCGTCCACCACGATCAGCACAATCTTAAAGGATATGCTCAAAGAAGCCGGGTATGATAGCGACCGTTTGACCGCTCACAGCTTACGGCACACGAGCGGCACGGGCGTTTACAAGGCAACGCATAACCTGTACTTGACGCAGCAGCACTTGCGCCACGCGAACCCGGAGACAAGCGAAATCTATATGCATTGCGAAGAACGGGAAGAGCGGGACACAGAACAGCGTGTTTATAACTACTTCTTCAGCAAAGACGAAAACAACGACCCGCAGCGGGAGGCGATCAGCATTATACAGGGCCTGTCTTCTGACAAACTGGAAAAGGCGCTTGCCGTCCTCCGGGCGATCCAATAAAGGGGCTAATCGAAATTATCTGCATAACTTCAATAAGAGAGAGGAGGATTTTTAACGGAATACAACAGCGCATATAGGGCGGCATTTGACTTTCACAAGCGCTGGATGCCTTGCCCTTCAGACCTGGAAGAGTGGAAAGCCGCGGCGCGTGAGATCGGGGCCGTATCAAAGCAGAACGGCAATAATCCCTTCTTGAATGACCTGCTTTGTGCGGTATATTCAGAACTTGAAAGGAAATACGTAGAAAGGACGGTGAAACAATCATGCGGGTAATTGCTGTATGTAATCAAAAAGGGGGTGTAGGAAAAACGACAACAGCCTGGGCGATCATGACCGGGGCCGCAATGCGCGGGCGGCGCGTCCTGGGCATTGACTACGACCCGCAAGGGAGCTTGACTTATATTGTGGGCGCAGAGATGGGGCAGGGACGGCTAAAGACAGCCGCCGGGGACATTTTGACCGCTTCCCTTGATATTTTATCCCTTGACGATGTGGACGCGCTGAAAAGGGCCATAGCGGCCCGCAAAAGGGACTATGACATAGTTGTCATTGATGCCCCGCCTTCGATCGGGAAGGCGCAGCTTGCGACCTTACGGGCCGCAACAGAGGTTTTAATCCCGCTACAAGCAGACCCCCTTAGCGTACAGGGCCTATATACCATGAAAGAAAGCGTAGAGCTTGCAAACCCGGCCTTGTCCTTTATAGGCGCGTTTATTTCAAAGTACAACGGGCGCAGCGTCATATCTAGGGATATGGCAGAATCAATCCGCGATCAATGCAAGCAGCTGCATATCAACTTCATAGATACGCCTATAAGGGAAGGTGTGGCCATCCGTGAAGCGCAGCTTTTGCATCAACCCATATTCAAGTATTCACCACGATGCAACCCGGCAAAGGACTATTCTGCTTTGCTGGATGCTATAAAAATCTGAATGAAGGAGTAAACAAAAAATGGCATCAAAGAACTTCAAGAACGCAATCGGGGCTATGCTACCAGAAGCACAACAGGCACAGGACACAATAGAAGAGTATGACGCACGAAAGACACAAGGCAAAGCCGGTATGAAGCTGGAACGGATGAACATGGGCTTTTCTAAAGAGAATTATGAATTTCTGCGCGTTATGGCTGGAATCCATAAAATGAGCATTACAAAGTATGTGAATCACCTTATCGAAGACGAGCGGCGGCGCAGCGCAGACCTTTACGCGAAGGCAAAAGAACTGATGAACGACCTTTAAGGGGGAATCTTCTTGAAGAGTACGCAAGGCGTATTAGAATCATGTTTCTCCCTGTTCTATGAAATCGAAGGGGACGTGGATACGCGGGGGCTATTCCACGATAAAGGCACAATTCCCCTGGGGGATCGGCAACAAGTCGGAGCGCTTTATGTCATATACTTGACCGAAAGCATAAACGATTATATCAAACGGCCTGGAATGATAGAAGAAGGGCTGTTCATAAGCCCGACCCGTTCAAGACGTACAGGAATCACAAGATTAACCCCGGCAAGTATTCGCAAGTATGCGGCAATGGAAACAGCCGACTTTGCAAAAGTCATATATGATATTGCCACAAACAAAGGGAAAAACACAATCCCGGTACCAGACGAAAAAAGCCCGGATTTCTTTGAAAGATGCTTGTATGCGGCTTATGTCTATACACAAGTCGCAGAATTTCTTGAACGTAGAAACGAAACCTTTACGCACGTCCCTATGAACAGCGGAATCATAGCGATTGCACAGATCAACACAGCCGAACCCGTTATTGACTCTAAGACCATGGAAGGAACAATAACAATCGGAGATGTTACATTTGAAGCCGTGACAGAAGTGATAACAAACGAGGAAACAGGCGAAAAAACCGTAAAAACAAAAAAAATCAGTACTGCGGCTATGATGCTAAACGACTTTTTCCTAAGTGAAAGTCACAGGACAGGAAGCGCATCAATCGCGGTTCCATTGCGTGAACTTGCAATCAAGAAAAAACGTAGCACCTCAAAACAATCAATTCTCAAGTTACGGGATGAAGTTTTGCAACAGATGGATGAAATCAAGGAACACGGAAAATTTAATTGCAAAGAACGCATAAACGGCAAAAAAAAGCCTTCCGGGAGGATAGAGATCAACGGCGGCACGGCGTTTATTGCGGGTGGCGTGATTTACTGGAACTTCAATCAAGATTTGTTCGATCAGCTTTCTTTAACGGCTCCGACAGACTACCCCGTGGAACTTTGGAGCGTTGACCCACGCACAAACCAGTACTTCTTCGGAAGGTATATCGCCATAAATAGAAGGCTTAACGAAGGGAAGCCAGGGCGCGACCGTATTCCGATTAAAACCTTGATAAGCAAAACTCAGAACCTTCCTTCTTACGAAGAAGTTATGAAGGGAAGTCGGCACGTTTCAGACCGTATAATCAAGAAGACCTTTGCCGACCTAGATGCACTTGAATTTGTCTATTATGACGTTTACACGAATGATGGAAAGCTCGTTGAAAACCCGGAAAAAATGGACTATCAGACCTTCATAAACGCTTATATCCTACTGGATTATAGCGACTTTCCAGAGCATCCGACCCGCATTAAGAAGCGTCAAGAAAGACAAAAGAAGATCAAGGAAGCAAAGGAAAAGCGTCAAATCGAAGCGGCGGCAAAAAATTAAAAGGTACACCCTTCGTTGCGCAAAGGTACACCCTTCGTTGCGCAAAGGTACACCCTTCGTTGCGCATGACGTTCTGAAAACCCCTTATTTTTCAATGGGTTTCAGGCCTCTGCTTTCTCTAAGTACTTTAAGTACTTTAAGGCAAGCACTTGCGCGGTACTTGCGACCGCGCAGATGCTATAATAAAACCGGGCCTGGAAGAGGAAAAACCTACTTCAAGTTATGCGCCTAATTTTGGATAGGCACACAAAAAGCGCTTCTGCGTCGTGCAGGCCACAGAAGCGCGAGCAGCGAAGCACCACGATTGGCGTCACCATGGGCATAGTGAACAAGTAAATAGCATGGGGCAACGCTTGCCCCCTGATTATACAACACAGAGAGGGGAAACGCAAATTGACAGACGAAAATATGAAGGCATTAGCTGCAATCAGAGAACAGATCAACAGTCGCCCTTTGACAGACTTTGTACAACTAACAAAAAGCAAGGGCGCGGATATGTACAACTGTCCTATATGCGGAAGCGGAACCGGGAAAAACAAAACGGGGGCGCTGAAGCTTTACCGGGACACGAACCGCATTATCTGCAACGCGAACGGATGCTTTGGCGCGAAGGGGGAAGATACCCTGGGCGCATTGCGGATCATCTGGGGATGCACGGAACAGGAAGCAATGACGCGGGCCGGATATACACTTGACGCATATAAGGGAAAACAGCCACAAAAGACGCAACAGACACAAAAGACACATGAAGCGCCTGAAAGGGATTATTCGGACTATTTTCAGCAGATGGCCGCGAACCTGGAAGGCGCAGCGGAATATCTTTCTTCCAGGCATATTTCCCTTGATACGGCGCGGCGCTTTATGCTTGGCTGTGATGTACGTTGGATTCATCCTGATGTTGTGGAACGGCAACGGGCAAAGGGAAGCGATTGGTTACCACCTGCATCCAAACGCTTGATTATACCAACCGGGAAGGGAAGTTATGTCGCGCGTGCGATCAATCCCGACGCAGAATATCAAAAGCAGAAAGTCGGGAAAATGAATCTGTACAACAAGAAAGCCCTTCAGAATAAGGGGAAGCGCCCTGTCTTCATAACGGAAGGTGAAATTGACGCGCTTTCTGTTATTGAAGTCGGTGGCGAGTCTTGCGCCCTGGGAAGCACTAGCAATGCGGGGAAACTGCTTGAACATCTGAAGAAACAGCCCACGGAATGCACCCTGATTCTTTCCCTTGATAACGATGATGCGGGCAAGGAATGCACTAGAAAGCTTTCTGATGGGCTTAAAATGGCCGGGATCAGCTTTACAACGGCGAATATAGCCGGGACGTACAATGACGCGAATGAAGCCCTTTGCGGCGATCCTGATGCATTCAAGGCGGCAATCCGGGCGGCAGAACAGAAAGCGTCCGCGACCCCTGACGGCGTTGCTTCGTATATGGCGCAATTGATGGGCCAGGAAATCAGCGAATTTATAAAGGCAAGCGAAACAAAGACGGGCTTCCCGCGATTCGACCAATTTACGAGCGGCATATTCCCCGGACTATATACGATCGGAGCAATTTCAAGCCTGGGAAAGACAACCTTCATCCATCAGATAGCAGACCAGATGGCGGCAGCCGGAAAACACGTATTGTTCTTTTCTTTGGAAATGTCACGGCTTGAAATGGTCAGCAAAAGCATTTCCCGCAAGATGGCACAGCTTGATTATTCAAACGCTATTACAAGCATGAAGATCAGAAGGGGAACAACAAGCAACCTGATGCAACGAGCCGCAAAGGAATACGCTGAAGCCGTAGGCGATCGGTTAAGCATCATCGAAGGCGGCTTTAATACAACCGTTTCTTTTATAGGCGAATATGTCCGGCGATATATCGAACAAAACAACGCACGGCCCGTTGTGATTGTTGACTATCTTCAGATCATTCAAGGGGCGCAGAAGGCCACAATCAGGGAAGCAACGGACTTCAATGTGGTGGAATTGAAGCGAATGACCAGGGCGCTTGATGTTCCTGTGATTGTTATTTCGTCCGTAAACCGCGGAAATTATCTGCTCCCCGTTGACTTTGAAAGCTTCAAGGAAAGCGGCGGGATCGAATATACGGCGGATGTTGTGCTAGGGCTTCAGCTTGCTTGTCTGGATGAAGAAATATTCAACAAAGACAACAAGATCAAGGAAAAGCGCGAGCGGATCAAGGCAGCGAAGGGCGAAAACCCACGAAAAATAAAACTTGTCTGTCTGAAGAACAGATACGGAAGCCCTGATTGGACGATCGATTATAAATACTATCCGCAGTACGATTGGTTTGAAGAACAAAGCGGTTATACCGTTGTAAATGAAAAGACCCCTTGGGGTTGACAGCCTGGGGGATAGTTGCAAGCAGGGCAAATGTATGACATTTGCGCTTGTTGGTGCATCCGCCCCAAACCCTGCCGCCGCTGCGCGTGGTTATAGAGCTTCTGTGCGGCGCTGTGGGCGCGATCTGACGCACGGACGATAATTGTTCATCCGAAAACAAGCGGGCCTTAGAAGCGCCGTTAGAGCGGTTTATGATGGTATCTCTGCGCAAAATAACAATTTTACACAGAGATGGACCAGGGCAAAGAAGGGAGGATAGCCGGACACAAAGCCCTTTATCTTACAGGCAAAGACAAAAAAGAAAGGATCAAAGAAAAATGAATTGCGAAATCATCAAAGAAGAAACTGACAAACTTACAAACGCAAGTGAGCAGCTTAAAGCCCTGTTATGGATTTTTGCAGAGCAGTATACAAGAGATAACGCAGAAGGCGTGATTGAAAACATAAAAGCAAACCCAACCGCTTATAGCTACCTGTTCTCGATGATAGAGGACAAGGCGCTGGAAGTGGACGCGATAGCAAGCAGCCTGTTAGATATGGCTTATCAGAAGACAAAAGCATGAAGACAACGGCCCGGGCTTAACGCCTGGGCTTTTTTATTTTGCGAAAGTCTAATTGAAGTTATGCTTGTAATTTTGGATAAGAACAAGATGCACTTTGCGCATAATAAGAACATCTGATATAATAGGCGCAAAGGGGGCTTGGTATGCAATGGATCATGAACGCTGGGCGAAATATTGGGCGGGCCGTTACGGCTGGGCGCTGGAAAACAGAAACGACATTGACAGAGAAGACCTTGTACAAGCGGCACTCGTAGGGGACTTGATAGCGCAAAGGAAGTATGAGCCGGGAAAGTGTGCCTTCACGACCTTTAGCGCTTACTATATCCGGCGGGAGATCAGAAACCTTATCGGCATCAAGCAAGGCAGACTTCCACCACAGATAGAAAGCCTTGACGAACCTATAAGCGAAGACACAGAGGACACAAAGCTTGATATGCTGGAAGACAAAACGCTTCCAGATATGGCAGATGAAGTCATAGACCGGGAACGGCGCGAAGGTGTACAAGCCGCGCTGGGACGCTTAACAGATCAGCAGCAGCGCGAAGCCCTGCGCCTTTGTTACCTTGAAGGGAAGGGCGCAAAGAAGACGGCTGAAGCGCTGGGCGTATCACAAGCAGAAGTATTGCGATTGTTTGACAAAGGGAAGCGGGCTTTGCATAAAGACAGAATTTTGCAGAAGTTGGCAGATGTTGAGATGAATTATTATATCACCGTTGGCGTTAAGACTTTCAAAAGTACACATATAAGCGCAGTAGAAGCCGCTGTATTGTCTTATGAGACGCAGCGGGAAGGATTGTTGAATAAATTAAAAGCAATAGAGCAAGAAACACAAGAAGCACATTGAAAACAAATGGATTATGTGGTATAATAAGCGCACGAAAGGAGGCTGCGCTTTGTGATGAAATACAGAATGGATCAGAAAGTAACGGAAGCAGCAAGGGAAGCTAAGAACGCTTATGCTAGAGAGTGGCGTGCCAGGAACAAAGACAGGGTAAGAGAGTACAACGCTAGCTATTGGCAGCGGAAAGCAGAACAGAATGAGCAGAAGTCAACAAAGGAAGGGGGCTGACGGCGAAAGGGAGCTTGTGCTTATCCTTCAAGGCAAGGGGTATGATGTAAGACGCGGTGGAAGTATGACTTATGGCACGATCCCCGACCTTGTGGGCCTTCCTGGGGTGCATATCGAAGTGAAGCGGCAAGAAAAGCTGGACTTGCTGGGCGCGATCCGGCAAGCGGAAACAGACGCGGCCCGCTTCCATGATGGGAAGCCCGCAGTCTTTCACAGGAAGAACCGCAGCCCGTGGCTAGTGACAATGACCCTTGAAGAATGGCTTGCCCTTTATGAAAAAGCCGATTTTTGCGGGAAAAACAGGGAAAAAGGGGGTGAAGAAGAATGCTGACGCAAAAGATGCAAAAGGCGCTTGATGCGCTTCTAGTGTCGAATACGCGCACAGAAGCGGCGCAGCGGGCAGGGGTGGACGTGAAGACCCTGCGTGGATATTTCAAGAAAGAAGAATTTCTAGAAGCCTATAAAGAAGCATTTGCGGCAAAGGTGGACGAAGCCACGCGGCAAGCGCAGCAGTCTTTGTCCCCGGCGCTGTCAACGCTTGCGGAAATCTGCCAGGACAAAGAAGCCGGATATATGGCCCGCGTTTCTGCTTCAAGAAGTCTGCTTGAATACGGCTTGAAGCTGGGTGAACACAATGACCTTGCGGCCCGTGTCGCAGAACTTGAAAGGCAAGCAGCGGAAGGATGAAATTTACAGAAAAGCAGCTAGAAGCGATCCGGGAAGCGGACGCGCACAGATGGGCTATAAAAGCTGGGGCCGTAAGAAGTGGGAAATCCTTTGCAGATGTGGCCTATACAATCCCCTGGAATATCCGGCAGCGGGCCGGGAAGCCTGGGCTAGTTGTTATCCTGGGCAATACGAAGGGAACCTTGCAGCGGAATATCATAGCCCCGCTTCAAGAATTGTACGGGGCGCGGGCCGTG